CACCACGCAATCATCACCATTGTTGGCAAGTCGGTAATCAATACCGGTATACTCACAATAAGCAATGACAATACAGCTCATAATGATGCAGTTGCCAAGGCTCGTGTTGATGTCACCGCTCATGCGACACCCATTGGTCACGTAGTCAAAGCGCCAGCCAGGGACCCTGGCTATGCCCTTGTTACGCAGCTGCCACCTCAGAAGTTTGCGTAACTCTCCAGACTGAAACACGGTGTTGTAGATAGAGTGCTCAAACTCCAAGGCCTGCACGCTAACGTGCTGGTCGAAGCGTGAAGCATCCAAACCTACAGCAACCGGCCTCCGGAAGGAACGCCAATGGCTGTGTAGCTGCTGCCCAACTTGGGAAGCGTTGAGACCCTTCAGTATGACGGGGTAACCAAACTCTCTCGCAAACGCTGCAAACACGCGCTTCTCGAACAACTTGAGGTATCTTCCCACCTCAACATTGTAACGAGGCGACCTGGGCTGTATGACTCGGGGAGCAGGATCAACCTTGGCAGTAAAGTTGATCTTCTCAGCCTTCAAGAATGTGCTTACGTATGAGTCCGCTATGGAAACGCCCCGTTGCCCAAGGCTATCCACAGCTCGCTGATACACCCCACGCTTGCGCCCGCGGTAAAGCATAGGATAATCCTTACGCGATACCACGGGGGTCGGGGACATGCGGCGTATCAAGCGCCCACGTAACTTGCCAAGGCGAACCTTGAACACATCATCCTTGGGCTGGGGGGGCTTGCTAAGCCCCTGACCACCGTTCACGTACAAAACGCGTTCAGTGATCCCCCTTGCCATGTTCACGGCATTGTTCGCGTGCACACCATAATTGGTCCCAGCTCCAAGACCAGCCATGATGCGCACCTGCCTCTCCTTTTCGGGCTTCCCTGTGTCGTCAGGCCTGCGGGTGAGTCCATCAACCTCGCCGTGGTTAACGGCGGTGGTGACAGCAGGCACAACACATGGGCAGCCCTACTTGGGCAGTGCCACAGCAGCACGACGGTCCCGAACAAAACCGTCATCAGCGTACTGCTGTGCTTCGACCTCAGCAGCACTGGGCGTCAGTGCGAGCTGAACGGCCATTGGGGTATACTTGACAATGTCGACGGCGCGCATATCAGGCTTGGTCGCCTTATACCACTTGCGCACAAACTCTGCAACCACAATGCGATTAGCAGCGTTGTAGCGCATCTCACCGTAGTGCGCCTTGGCCTCCATGGCTGCCTCCATGGCTACCTTAGGAACACGACGTGGTTCAATGCCATCCAATGCGCGGTCGATGTCATCCACAACCACTTGACCCCAAGTAGGCCCGCGATTGCACCACTTCCAAATAAGACGCAGAGCGCAAACCATCACAACTGCGAATGCGGTCATCAAGGGCACCCCTGGGGATAGGGCCCCGACACCTGTCTGGAGATAAGAAGTCGCCATGAAAGCAAGAGCGCTTGTAAACGTTGTTGTATGTGGTTGTACTTTCATGGGGGGGTTCCTGCAGATTACGCCTCTGCTGGAAGTAAAAGGCGGGCAAACACCGCGGGGCGGTGGACGTAGGCTG